GTATTACCGTTGGTGTATCATCTAGAGGAATGGGATCAGTTAGACAGATGGGAGAAACATTAGAAGTTCAGGATGACTTTGAATTACTGTGTTGGGATTTCGTATCCACTCCTTCAAACCCAGGCTCCTGGATGCACCCACTACACGAAGGATTGACTAGAACCGTAAATCAATATGATAAAGCTAATGAAATCATAAGAGAGATCTTATGTGCTCATGGTAGCTGTCCAATATTTTAACCCCTCTTAGGATAGCATCCTTTGATTGACCCTCCCTTAAAAAAGGAGGGTTTCATATTTTTGGTGAAAACAGATATATTTATATTTGTATGTACTACGATCAATGTAGTACCAAAAAAACTCTACAAAACAATTATTACGCTCTCATTAATAAGCGTATTTCCCAAAAAAAACTATTATTAGGAAAATGACAAACAGAGACTTGTTAAAAGAGGCGATTGCTGATGCAAAAGCTGTAAAGGAAGTCGCTATCACTAATGCAAAAGCTGCATTAGAGGAGGCTTTCACACCACATTTGAAATCGATGTTCGAAAAGAAAATGATGGACATGGAAGAAGAAGAAGAGGTTAAGACTGAAGCTTTAGACACCACCGACGCTGAAATTGAAGAGCTTTTAAAAGAGCTTGAAGAAGGCGAAGATCTTATTAATGACCCTAAAACTACTCCAACTGCTCATGGCAATATTGCTGAAGAAGAAGAAGGAGAAGAAGGATCTGAAGAAGAAGGTGAAAAAGAAGAAGATGAAGTTGAAATCGATCTTGAAGAAATGTCTGAAGAAGACTTGAAGAAATTTATTGAAGAAGTGGTAGACGAAATGATCGAAGCTGGTGAATTAGAAGCCGGTCACGAAGGAATGGAAGATGAAGCTGGTATGGAAATGGAAGAGCCTGAAATGGGCGCTGAAGAAGAAGTATCTGCAGAAGAGGAAATTGCCGAAGTGTCTCACGAAGAAGAACCAATGAAAGAAGCTAAAAAAGACCATGAAGAAAAAGAAACTGAAAAGATGAAAGCCATGGAATCAGAATTAGCTGAAGCTATCGAAACTATTAACACATTGAAGTCTGAATTGAACGAGATTAACTTGTTAAATTCTAAACTTCTTTACACCAACAAAATTTTCAAGGCTAAAAACCTTACTGAATCACAAAAAGTTAAAGTATTAACTGCTTTTGACAAAGCTGAGACAGTAAAAGAAGTTAAGTTGGTATTCGAAACTCTACAAGAGGGCTTAGAAAGAGTCGCTAAGAAAGAGTTGGTAAGAGAAAGCAAAGGATTTGCTTCTAAATCAATCGGTACTTCACCAAAACAGCCTGTGGTAGAAGTTAATCCGATATTCGAAAGAATGAAAAAACTTGCAGGCTTATAAAAAAATAAAAACTACTACACATTAATACAATGTCTAACGTACAATCATTACTCGAATCTGCTAACCCCTGGCAGAGTTTGCAATCTGACGCTGCTAGATTAGCAAAAAAGTGGGGTGCTACAGGTCTTTTAGAAGGCATGAGCAACGAAACTGAAAAGAATAACATGTCAATGATCCTTGAGAACCAAGCCAAGCAATTGGTTGTTGAGCAATCTCAAACTGGAACTGGTGCTAGCTTCACAACTGGTACTGGTGAACAGTGGGCTGGTATCGCTTTACCTTTAGTGCGTAAGGTGTTCGGTCAGATCGCTGCTAAAGAATTCGTTTCAGTTCAACCTATGAACCTTCCTTCAGGTCTAGTATTCTTCTTGGATTTCCAATACGGAACTACAAAGAATCCTTTCACTGACGGTTCTTCTATGTATGGTAACACATCAGAAAACTTCGGTAACACCTCAACTGGTGCTTTATACGGAGCTGGTCGTTTCACCTACTCTACTAACCAATTCTCAGCTTCTGGTGTAAGTGTTACTCAAGGTACTACTTTCACTTCTGCTTCTATGTCAGATGTTAACTTCGATTCAGTTTATTCTGCTTCTGTAGCTGCAGGTAGCATTAAGAAGTTGACTGTATCTTCTGCTTCTATTAGCTCAGACATCGATACTTTGGGTGTAAGAGGTTTCTTGATTAACTCTGGTTCAGTTTCTGACGCAAGAGTATTGCAAGAGTTGACTTACTTCTCTTCTCCTAACGTTGTATTCTTCGTTTCTGCTTCTACTGCTGAAGTTCCAACTTCTGGTAGCTTCATCGTTTACTACAACAAGTTAGCTAAAGACAACGCAAGAGGTGACTTCGAATCAGGTGCTGCTTACTCAACTCCTAACGCTGAGTCTAACACCGCTATCGTTATCCCTCAGATCAACGTTCAAATGAGATCTGAAGCCATCGTTGCTAAAACTAAGAAGTTAAGAGCACAATGGACTCCTGAATTCGCTCAAGATTTGAACGCTTACCATTCTTTGGATGCTGAAGCTGAATTGACCGCTGTTATGTCTGAGTACATCAGCTTGGAAATCGACTTGGAAATCCTTGATATGTTGATCGAAGCAGCTGCTGCTGGTACTGAGTACTGGTCTGCTGTTAACAACAGAAGCGTGGTAGGTACTGAGACTGCTGATTCTCAATATGGTAGCTTAGGTTACTATAACACTCAAGGTCAGTGGTTCCAAACTTTGGGAACTAAGATGCAGAAATTGTCTAACATCATTCACCAAAGAACTTTGCGTGGTGGTGCTAACTTCTGTGTTGTATCTCCAACAGTTGCTACTATCTTGGAAAGTATCCCAGGCTTTGCTTCTACTTCTAACGGTGACGTTACAGTAGCTACTTATGCTTTCGGTGTACAGAAGATGGGTCAGATCAACAACAGATACACTGTTTACAAGAACCCTTACATGAAGGAAAACACCATCTTGATGGGCTTCAAAGGTAGCCAATTCTTGGAAACTGGTGCTGTATTTGCTCCTTACATTCCATTGATCATGACTCCTTTGGTGTACGATCCAGAAACTTTCGTACCAAGAAAAGGTCTTTTGACTAGATACGCTAAGAAAATGGTCAGACCCGAATTTTATGGAAAGATTTACGTTAACGGATTGAACACCCTTTAATCGTAACCTAGCATAACCTTAAAGAAGAGCCTGGAGAAATCCAGGCTTTTTTTTTATATTCTATTTATAAGTAAATAAATTTATGGCAAGCGATCCACACACCGCAGAGGTTTTTAAAGAAAAAAGAAGACCTAAGACCCCAATTAAATTTGGAGTTACTTTAAACGAAGAACAGAAAAGAGCGAAAGCAGAAATCTTACTTCACGACGTTACAGCCATTAAAGGCAAAGCCGGTTCCGGAAAAACATTATTAGGAGTCCAGGTAGCCTTAGATATGCTATTTAATAGGGATATTGAAAAGATTATTATTGCTCGTCCTTATGTAACTGCAGGAGAAGATATCGGACATTTGCCCGGTAATGTAGATGAGAAATTATCATACCTTACTTCCCCTATTTATAATATAATGTACGAACTGATCGGAAAAGAAAAGACTGATAAACTAGTAACAGAGGGGGTTGTCACAGTGTCTCCCTTCGGTTTTTTGAGAGGTAATACATTTACTAATTGCTTTGTTTTAATTGATGAGGCACAAAATGCCTCTATGAGACAAACAGAATTAATGATTGGTCGTCTAGGAATAAATTCTAAGATGGTTTTTTGCGGAGATATGTCTCAATGTGACCTTAGAGATAAGAAAGATTCAGGATTTGATTTCTTTTTAAAGCTAGAATTAGAAGTTCCTAAAGTTAGAGTTGTTACGTTAAAGCAAAACCACAGACATGCTGTTGTAGATCCAATCTTAGACGTATTTACAACCTATAGAAATTAATGCCGGAAATTAGAGTCATAGGAGTATCGGGTAGTATACCTACATCCACGCAGTTAGCTCTGGGTGATATTGCTATCAATACCTATGATGGTAAATTGTACATTAAGAAATTAGGTAATACTCCTGCAGCAATCGTTGAGGTTGTGACCGGAGAAGGAGGAGGAGGATCATCCATATCTGCTTCTTACGCAACTACAGCATCTTATGCAGAGAACGGCGGTGTAACTCAAATTTTAGCAGGTACCAACGTTACTTTGTCTCCAACTGACGGAAAAGGAGTAGTAACAGTGAATGCAATTGCTGGAGGTGGAGGTAGTGGATCACCAAACGGACCA